CACGAAACTATTTTCGCAATGGTATATCATAGTAGTGGGTTCTCACACTCTGAACTCTACACTATGCCTGTATATTTAAGGAAGTTCTACGAAAAACAACTTATTGATATTCGTAAAAAAGAAAACGAAGAAGCTCGTCGTAGAAGTTCTAAAAAATAACAAGTCTAATATTTATTATTGATTCAAAACATTCAAAATGGAAAACAATATGAAATTTAGATTTAACGAGAAGTCCAACAGAATATTTAAAAAGTTACAACAAGAGGGTTTACTCGATAGATTTTGGAAAGATTTAAAAAATCGTGTTAAAAACATATCTGATAAAGATATGGAAAAAGTACTCAAAAAGGGTAATAAACAATACGATAAATTTCTAAAACAAGTTAAGAGAAATCCTGAGGCAGCATTGAAAGCTGTTCTTGCTGACCTTGACTAGTTTACATTCGTATTTAATTAATAAACTCATTAGGAAATTATGGCCTTAACACCAAAAGAAATAGCTGAAGTCGTAAAACTTACAGAACGAAGAGCTCGATTGGAAGCACAAATCAAAAGTGATGTAGAGGATGCTGCCAAATTAAAAGGTAAAGAGTATGATGAGTTCAAGAAATATATTGCCGCAAAACGAGATGAGTTAAAGTTACTAAATCAACAATCCAAAGTAGCAAATGATATAAAAGATGAAACTGAAGATTTAATTAAGGCTTCAGATAAACAGAGGTCATTAACTTATGATATTGAAAAGGCGGAAGAAAAAATTAATCAAAGAAAAGAAGCCGCCAAAGAATTAATAAAAAACAAAAATAAATTTACCAAAGAAGAATTCAAAACCTTGACTGCAATCAATGCCAAGGAGTTAAAGAAGTTAAAACTTAATACTGATATGGCTAAGGTTAATCAAAAGAGTAATGAGATAACTCAAAAACTATTGGGTAACTTGGGAATGGCAGGAACTTCTTTATCTACGATGAAACAACAAGCAGTCCTATTTGGTAGAGCTTTATTAGCTAATCCAATAACTATATTATTAGCGGCATTTGCCGTACTTGTGGGATATACTGTCGATATTGTTAAAAATAGTATAAAATTATCACAAGAACTTGGTGTATCTATAGGACAAGCGGCGAAATTAAATAAAGAAATAGGATTCGTAAGAAGAAAATTTTTAGAATTAGTTGGTGTTGATACTACAAAAATTGCTGGTGAACTTGTTGAGGAATTTGGAAGTTTAAATAAATTGACTGGTAAACAGATAGAAGATATCGGAACATTTGCATTAGGATTGGGAGCCAGTACACAATCAGTTATCAAATTAGATAAAACATTTCAAAGTGTTTTACCATCAGTACAAGATTCCGCAACCTCTATGGGTATGTTAGAAAAATTTGCAGGTATGGCCAAGGCCGAGGGAGTTGCAACAGGAGCTGTAATAAATGATTTGGCAGAGAATACTGAATTATTTGCCGAGTTCGGTAAAGATGGTGGACAGAATTTAGCAAGGGCGGCAATACAAGCTCGTAAGTTAGGTTTATCATTACAAACTACTGCCAAGATTGCGAACTCATTATTAGATTTTGAATCCTCTATCGAAAAGGAGATGGAAGCATCTCTAATGATAGGGAAACAATTAAACTTCAATAGGGCCAGACAATTAGCCCTTGAGGGTGATTTAGCAGGTGCGGCACAAGATGTTGTTGCACAGATTGGTGGTCAGGCAGAATTAAGTAGAATGAATGTTCTACAGAGAAGAGCACTAGCAGATTCAATTGGTGTTAGTGTAGATGAATTAAGTAGATTGGCAAGTGGTAGTTTAGAGGTTAAAAGTGATGATGCCGAACCTATCGATGCAATGGCAGAGGGACTGAGCTTTCTTAATGAAACAGGTAAACAATTAACAAACGCCATAATCGGATTAGGTATTGGAGTAAGTGCATTAACCGCCGCAACTTTAGCAAGAAGTGGTGCCTTAGGTAAACTCGCATCTATGGCGAGTGCAACAAGTATCACTAAAGGTGGAACTCTAAATAAAACTGGTGGGGTTGGTAAGAAGTTGGCTGGTACAAGAACTGGTAAAGTATTAGATGCCGCCAATAAAACAATCATGAAAACTGGTTCAAAAACTATTGGTACAAGAGCAACACAATTAGCCGTTGGTGGTGGTAAAGGAGCCTTAAGAAGAGTACCTGGTGTATCCGCTGTATTGGGTGGTATGGATATCGCAAGTGGAATACAAGAGGGTGATAAAGGTCAAGTTGGTGGTGGTGTTGGTGCTATAGTTGGTGGTGCAATTGGAACTCTTGGTGGACCACTTGGAATGGCAGTTGGTACTATGGCAGGACAATTCATCGGTGAAAAGATTGGTAGTTTCTTTGAGAATCGTGAAACTATTGAACAGAAAGAAAAAGAATTAAAAGAACAAATAGGTAAATTAGAAAAGGAAAAAGCTGATTTAACTGCCGAACAACAATTGGAATTAAAAATGGCGATGTTAGGTGGTACTGCAGGTATGGAGGATTTCATAGCAAAGTATGATAGTATGAATCCATTTAGTGATACCAACCAAGTTGCTGAATTATTAAAGGTATTGATTAAGAAACAAG